TTCAAATCACAGAACGGTGCTACATGGGATCCTAGTCAGTTAGAAGACTTGAAATTCAATCTATACAGAGCTGAATTTACTGCAAATTCTGGTAGTGTCAATTTCTATAACCCAGATTTAGATATTGGAAATAGACAGATTGTTTCTCTTGTTCCTAATCCAATTGATATGGTTTCATACAACGCTGTTGTAGGATTGGCAAAAAGTTTGACAACTGCTGAACAGACTGGTTTGACAGAAGGAACAACAATATATCAAGAATCAAATCCAAACTTCAGTGCAAACTTGAATAAACTTTTAGGTGCTATTGGTATTGGTAGTAATCTAACAATCACAGATGCTGGCACTGGATTTGCTACGACATCTGTTGTTTACTCTAATATACCTCTAGTATCAAAATTTGGAAGAGGAAATGGTGCAACTGTAAACTTAACTGTAAATGGTGGAGTAGGTGTTGCAGCAACAGTCGCTATTGGTGGAACTGGATATGCAGCTGGTGATGTGCTTACAGTATCTGCAACAAACACTGGTGGTTTTGGTAAGAATCTTGAATTAAGTATTCCTAATAATGTTGGTATTATAAGTGCCTTCAATACATTAGTCCTGAACAACATTCAGGGTAAACCTAAAGTTGACTCATCATCTGCTATCGTGTATGTCGGTGGTGGCGGAACAAGTGTTGTAAGTGGTGGAGCTATTAGATACCTCAATGATATCAATGATGGATTACATTTCCGTGTGAGACATAATAATCATGGTATGTACTCTCCATTAGATAAGGTCATTCTTTCTGGAGTAGAACCTGATGTAAAACCTGAGAAATTGACTGCTACATTAGATTCTTCAAGCACAAGTGATATCACAGTAACAGCTGTTGGTATATTTACTTCCTTTGAGGGTGCAGAAGTTAATACTTCAAACCCAGGCTATGCAAAACTTGGAAATGAAATTATTAGATACACTGGTGTGACCACCTCATCTTCATCATTGAATAATATCACAAGATCTATGGATGAAACCAAAGCGGGTGATTACAACATCAATGATAAGATATTCAAGTATGAAATGAATAGTGTATCTTTGAGAAGAATTAACACATCTCATAAAATGTCTGATACAGACACTTCTAAGTATCCAGTTGACGTAGACCACTACTGGTTGAAGGTTGGTATTTCTAGTCGTGGACTAGACAGATCAACTGGAAATGCTAGTGGATTACCAGAATTATTCTTTAGAGAAACTAAGTCTGGTGGTAGTTATGATCAACAGTATGTACAGGTTGGAACACCATATGGGCCAATGGCGACACAGAATATTGCGTTCAATATTGTCAGACCTAATGTTGCTACTCTACTCCCTGATGGAACAGATATATCAGGTAGAATGAGAACATTTAGTGGTAACAGTCCTGACGGAAACCTAAGTGGATTCGTAGATCAGGGATTTGAGAGTATATCATTAAACAGCAATAATGTTCTATCCACTCCTAGAATTATTGCATCTAAAACAAATGAATTAGATAAGTTGGTTGACTTCCCTGGCAGAAAATCATTCACACTACAAGCTTTCCTAACCACACAAGATACAAAAGTCAGTCCTATGATTGACTTGGATAGAGTTAATATGGTCACTGTTATGGACAGACTTAACTCTAAAATTACAGATTATGCCACAGATTCTAGAGTTAATTCTCTTGACGCTGATCCAAGTGCAGCAATCTATCTTTCTAAAGTAGTATCTCTTGAGAAGGCTGCAGATGGTTTGAAAGTCATGTTTGATGCTTATAGACACTCCACTAATGATATTAGGGTATTGTATAGAGTATTCAGAATTGATGCTCCACCACAATATCAATTATTTGAACTATTCCCTGGCTTCGACAACCTAGATGCTAATGGTGTCATAATAGATCCAGCTAAAAACAATGGTAAACCAGACAGAAGAATCTTAGCATCTCAAACAGACCAAGACTACAAGGAGTATGAGTTCAATATAAAAGATCTACCGCAGTTCAACGGATTCCAGATTAAAATTATCATGTCAGGAACTAACTTTGCTTATGTTCCTAAGATTCGTGACCTAAGAGCTATCGCATCTATCTAATGAAAAAAGTAAAAGTGAAAGACAGTAATTCTCTTTATAGAGATGAAGAGAGTGGTGCGATATTGAATTGTAATGATACTGCATACAATAATTACCTCAAAATGAAAGAAAATAAAATGAGAGAGGTAAGTGAAATGGATAAACTAAAGGATGATGTTGATGAACTCAAGGATATGATGAAGCTAATTTTAAGTAAATTAGATAAATAACTAAAACTCCCTCTTGAAAGATGACAGCTAGGAACATCAATTTAGTTTTAGATCAAGGTGTAGATTTTGAAGCAACTTTCACTGTCAGAAATGAAGATTCAAGTTCTTTAAACTTAACTGGATACACTGGAGAAGCTAAAATAAAGAAACATCCAGAGGCAACAAAGTTCAATTCTTTTGTTGTGTCATTTCCTAATAGAGTCAATGGACAGATAAAAGTAGCGTTGGCATCGACCATCACATCTACAATAGAAGGAGGAAGATATGTGTATGATCTGGTTTTGACATCACCCAATGCATATAAGACCAGACCCATACAAGGAAATGTTCTCGTAATTCCAGGCGTAACATAATGGCAGATTACTTAGTAACCCTTAACGAACCTGGCAGATACAATGTCGGTGTAGACTATGAGATTCCCTCTAAGTCTATTCAGTATGGGAACATATTGATTGGTAAGACTCCAGCACAAGATGGGTCTGAAACCACATTTTCATTAAATGATCAAGGAGCACCCTACTCTCCTAACAACAACCAACAACTTATTGTAACTAAAAATGGTCTTTTCTTAGATCCATCAAACGATTACAATATATCTGGGGATCAGATTGTGTTTACAACTGCTCCAGCAAACTCAGATGACATAGTTATTATTGCTTTAGCTGCAGCTGCAGATTTGACACGAACTGTCAACTATGTCATAGATAGTGGAAGTCTCCCAATGCAAACTGGAGACAAAGGTAAGTTAACCATAGATGTCACTGGTGTAATAGAACAGATCAGAGTTTTATCTGATCAGACTGGTGATATTACATTTGAAATAGAGAAAACAACTTTCGCTGATTATCCTAATTTTTCTACCATGACTGGCGGAAATAGAGTTCAACTTACTAATACTGATAAATACTTTGATGATGTCCTAAATAATTGGACATCCACGATTGTAGCGGGAGATATTCTCCGTTTCAACGTGATAAGCGTGAACAATATTAGAAGGATACTAATCTCTCTAAAATTAAAATTATAAATAAAGATAGTTCTTAGTTCAACTAGACCCCTAGAGGTAGTTTTTCAATGGCATTACTCGTTCCTAATATTGGTGAAATTGAGTCGCTACGTTATCTGATCGCTCAGAATAACTTTGTCGCAGATTTAGAAGATACATCACCGCGAAATCTTGTGTTAAAACTTTTCACAAGTAACACAACCCCTGCCGAGGGAGATGTTCCGTCTGCAACAGCATACTTTGAACCATATATTGACGGAAACGTTAATGGTTACGGTACTACTGCAAATACTGGTTATCCTGTTTGTGTAAACAACAGATCAGACCAAGATTATAACCAGCAGTATGGTATTCTACTAAACGGAGCTAGATGGGTAATTAAGAACGTTGGATCTGGAACAACTGCTACATACCCAGAACAGACTTTTACTTTCACTGGCCCTGCTGGAAACATCTACGGTTACTATGTAACTCGTGCAAATAACATGCCTGTCTCAGTACAGGGTGTTGTACACGGTGCAAGTGTTGGTATTGGAACCACAGTTACTAAAGGTAATAACACCGACCCATGTATCGGTATTGTTGGTAACTCTTACATCACCATTGACCCACAGGTTAGCATCGATGATCTAACTCTTGGTCAATTCGTTGCTGGTAACGCTGGTGTTGCTACAGGAACGAAGATAATTGGTATTGACCGAGCATATCGAACGATTTACATTGATAAACCTCTGGTCGATAACATACAGGTTGCGACTGACCCATCAGTCACATTCAGTTTCGGTAAGATTTCTATTACTAACCACGGACTTAAGGCTGGAGACATCCTTTACGTTAACGCTGGTACAGGTAATACAACTCTTGAATCTAATGTTTACACCGTATTTGACGTACCAAATGCAGATGAGTTTGTAACAACTCCATCTCTGACTGCTACATCAAATGGTACTCTTGGACTTAACACTGCGACTCTTTACAGTTCTATCATGTACGCTGAAAGATTCACAAACGGCCCATACAACATTCAGAACAACGGAGACCAAATCAAGATTACTCTAAACGTCGCACTCGACTAATAGAAACACTAAATATCAATATGTGGACTCTGCTTTATAA